CTGTGTGTGGAGAAATTTCCAAACCTTGTGGTACTAGGCTATCACATGTAGCTTGAGTAGGAAGAGCAAATTTGCAATCCTCTGCCCAAGCAAATACATTGATAGTGACGCCATCTGAAGCGCCGTTAGCATGTTTTAATTTAGTCATGCTATTTATATCTAATGTTCCCATTTCTGCAAAATCTGAGACAGTAATGTCATTAAGATTTTTATGATAAAAGAAAGGTAAAATCATTTCACCTCCCATAGATTCATTAGGGTCCAAAAAGATATGAGGCCTTTGAGTGGCCAATACTTGATCTACTTCAAAATAGATTCTTTTAGCAGTTAAATTGTCATAAATAGCTAATGGATTATAAGCTACTAATATACGTCCATAATGAAATGAATTACCGCTAATAGTGAACTTTACATGTAATTTACTGCGTAAAAGTCTGTAATTGTTCAACCTATTTACAACCCTTTTATTTGAGAAAAACAAATTCCAAGGGTTTATTGAAGTGTGAGCTGCAGTTAAATGGGAGCCCACTGCCCAATCAGTCGAATGGATTTTAACTGGACGCTGGAAGAAATCTTCTAATGTAGCGTCATTAGTTAAAGGTGCATCTCGTAGAGGATCTGCAACATTATCCGTTTCCTGGGCGAACCCAGGGTTTGAGTCCACAAAGTGGACATTTTGTTCGCCACCGCCGGTGGCCATAGAGACAGTATCTGCTTGCGTAGTTGCCATCTCTGAGGAGTGTGGGTAGACCTCAACAGGTCTATTGTAAAACCGAGACACTAACTCGGTCGCGCTATCCAGCGCTTGTGGGTTTATAGTCCCCACCGGACACCATGTGATTCTTAGACTGCGCGGAATCATCGTACGCCAGTTATTGAGAGGATATTATACAGGGAAATATGTCGGAATTTCCCCGACCTAAATAGGCCAGTTGTGCTCCCAATACGACATCTTGCTTTGAGCAATTTATACATTATATTTACATTTCCAGTGATCCACCCTATCATCAAATGGGATCCTGGTTGCCTTTACAGGCAGTGACACTAATTCGCACACTTGTGTCATTTGTGCTGCTCTGAGTTCATATACTTCTCTACCATGCGCGAACCATTCGTGCATAGCAGTTTCAATACATGATCTTGCGACTTCTTCTTTAAGAGCACCTTTGGATCGTACATTACTGTGTAAAGATTTAAAAATAGATTTTTCATCTAATTTTCCTATACTAGTATTGATTTCTGGTATAAAATGAGAAACTCGTTTTAAGAAATCTGTATCTCCAACATTCATAAAAGCCATATCATCATGACTTTCATCTTTATCAGGAGGAGTAATCTTCATTCGGAATTGAGCGAGGTATTCTTTGTAACTGAGATAATTAAAATCTCGGAAGTCAGGGTGAACACTACCCTTATAATCATCGCCATACGTTAGTGCTGCGACACATTTCCTAAAATCTTCTTCATTGGGATAAACATCAAAGAAACCCATACGTACATATAGGGATCCTGCTGTACTAATAACTTGTACAGTAATGTTGTTTCCAGAGGTATTCATGTTATAGGACATGAT